GCATCCTTAACATCCACTTCAACTTCAAATGGGTCAACAGGATTCGTGCTTAAAGTTTTAAGGCAAGACATTAATCCTTCTTTGGTATAACCATGTTTGTGGTCACCGCCCTCTAAGTGTTCTTGAATGTGTCGTGACAAAACCATTTGACCAACGTCAAGCTTGCGTTGAATGTTTTCCACTCGTTTCAGGACTTTCACCGGAATGTTTTTTTCAATGTGTAATAATTTTATCATGTGTTTTTCACCTCACTGTAATTAATTATACTACACCTTGTTATACTCGTCAATAGTTATTTTTACTACAACTATTTTTAAAGAACAAGATGTCCACTATATCTAGGTAGGATTTTGTCCTATCTGTATATAATTATATCATACTTTTAAACCTTTGTCAAGTGGTGCTCTTATTTCTTTTTAAAGTCTTTTGATATTTTTGATATTCCTTATTCTTAGTTGGAAGGAATTCTTCAGGAAGGTCACCTTCACTGTTTAACCAGTCTAAAGGTATTTGATAGCAGTATATCTTACCGTTTGATGTTAACTTACATTCTTTCTTAACTCTATCCCCATCGAAGGAATAAAGGTAAGGATATTTTGCATCAACGACAAAATACAGATAGTTTTTACCACTACCTATATTTTTTCTGTCTACTAAAACCATCTTGTCCCAATATCGGGGCATCCAAATAGGGCTTGCTTTCACCTATTACCTCTAGTTAATACTTTCTGATGAAGCATCGGCATCCTCTAGATAACTTGCTTCTTCTTTTTCTTGGAAGTTGTGTGTTTTAACACTTTCGTTTAAAACCCTACTAGATTCTTCAATATCAAATACAACAGTGCAAACAGTGTCATCCATGAGAAAATGCATGCCCTTAATCGACCATGATGGATTTTTTCTTAAATCATGATTGATTTGGTCAGTAATATCCATAGATTTTTCTTTTTTTCTGAAATCTCCGGGATAATATGCATAATTTTTAACAAATTGTTTCATATTTTTGTCTCCTTTCAAAGTTTACATAATATTATACAACTATTTTTACAAAACAAGAATGTTTTTTCTGTTATAAAGTGTAACTTCATCATTTCCAACGTAATGTTGCAAAACATAATCTTTCATTTGTTCAGGTGGTAAGTCAATACATTCACCGATTATTTTTGAAAACATAATCATGTTGTCCAAAGTTTCCTCATCATCCAAGGGTGCTTTTCCTAAAACAGCAAGTGCTTCATAAACTTCTGAAATAATCATACCCGTGTGAAAACCTTTCATGCCATGTTTTCTAAAAAATTGGTCAGAATGGCACCAAACAGAGATAGTTTCTTTAGTTTTTAATGTGTTAGCATGAAAACTATCAACTAAATAACCACCTAATTGAGGATTTAATAATCCTGAAGGTGTTCCGTGGCCTAACATGATAATCCTATCGTGTTCTTCCATCATTTTCAACAGTTCATCTTTCTTGGTGGAGCCGTCATTAACAACTGTAAAGCCTTTATCTTTGTAGATTAACTTCAACATGTCTGTCGTTTGGTCTGCTGGGTGAATAACTAATGTCTTTTTCATTTTAAATTTCCTCTTTTATATAATTTCTTAATATATGCATCGTATCTTCGTCATTTACATCGTCTACTATAAAGTCACTGATAGCCTTTTTCTTCTCTAATAACTTGGACACCATCACGTCAATTGTGTTTTCAGCTATAAGCCTGTAAATGAATACAGGTTCTTTTGACCCTATTCGGTGAATTCTATCTTCTACCTGCTCTTGTAAGGCTGCTGTCCAAGGGGAATCAATACAAATCATATATCTTGCCCTTGTTAAAGTGATACCTGTTCCTACCTTACTTGTTGTCCCTATAAAAACTTTATGTTTCTCACTGTTTTGAAACAAGTCTATGTTATCGGAAACTTCTGAATCTTTTAAGTCACCTGTCCCGATAACTGGGTAGTATTTCTTTAGGGCCTCTTTTAAGATATAAACAGGTTCTTTAAAGGTACTCATAATAACCACCTTGTCACCATTGCTCGTAATCTCTTCTACAAGGTCCATAGCACGCTCTAATTTCGACGAAATGATGGGGGTTGATGTCAGAACACTCGGACAACTTGTTGCTTGTCTTAGACGTGTTGTGAGGGCCAGAATATTAGCACTGTTAAGTTCAACCTTATCACATTCAGATTTAACCCCATCCTTTACACTATCATAGAAGGCTCTATGCTCTTCAGAAAGTTCAACAAACTCATTAACAATGTTCTTAGGTGGCAAATCAAGTAAATCTTTAGTTCGTCTCAATGAACATGTTTCTAACTCATCTTTAAGTAAGTTAAGGTTTTTAAATCCTATAATTTCATAGCCACCAAACCCACCAAACTCACAATATTGATTTTTAAACGTAGTAACATTAGACCTTTCTACATCAATCCATTTTAAGGGAACATAAGCATCTAATGGATTATTCATGAGAATTGTACCTGTACATGCTACCTTATACCTGAAGTCTTTAAGTTTTAATAGGTTTTTACCTTGTTGGCTAGACCATCCTTTTGCCTTATGTGCCTCATCAAAGACAATCATGTCTATTTCATTAACATTTTCCTTTAATGCTTCTACAACCTCATTACTTCTTAAGGTTTCAATGTTCATAATAATAAAGAACTCATCTATCTTGTTTCTAAGTTGTTCTGCTCTTTTTGGAACAGTTTCCCACTTGACTTTACCTTTAGAGGTTGTTTTCTTACCTATAATGATGGCATCTTTATTGGAATGACGTTTTATTTCCTTTTCCCAGTTAGCCCTTAGGGTTGCTACACCACACACTATAAGGCAGTGTTTAAGCCCACGTTGAGCATTTAGTTCTTCGGCAAGGTAAATAGCCTGGAGAGATTTTCCGAGCCCTGGTGGGTCTAAAAGAAGCCATTTATCATGATTTAGACCATAGGTGATGCCATCTAACTGGTAAGGGAAGGGTTTTGTCTTATATTCCAGAATTGGTTTAGCTTGTTCCTTGTTTTCATCCTCTTCTTTTACCTTAAGTGTGATGTCATCGAAGTATACTAAGTTATCTAATAAGTATGAAAGACTTGTAACAGGAACTTCCCACAACCTTGTGTTTTTGTTATAAATGGCTGAACCACTTGATTTAATAATATTGATAACATCTTGATTAAAAGAAAAAGAAAGGAATAACGAAGTATTCCCTGATAACTTATTCGTTTTATCTTCGAAAATGTTTATCATGTAAATTTCTTTTTAGTTTTCCTGTAATGAAGACCTTTTAGAAAAAACAACTGTTTCATAGTCTTCATCAAACTTAGCACGGTCAGATTCCTTAGTTGAAAACTTAACAGAACCTTCCACAGTAAATTTGCAATCACAGATGTCGCAAGTAAACTCCTCAGTAAAATCAATTGATTCCCCGATAAAGAATTCAACTTTACCCTTTTTATCTTTTATAATGTTCTCAGGACTTCCAAGTATCTCCTCTGGATAGAATACTTCTGCAGGCAGGTATTCTGCACCACATTTAGGACATACAATATAATTAGGTTTATTTTCCATATAAATTAAATTTTTCCTCTTTTATTATACTATTATACAACTTTTTATTATAAATTAACCTTCGCAACTCACACAACCCTCATTCATAACCTTTTTACGGGATAGTTCTTGTGCTTGACTCATACCAAATTGATAATATAACGTTTTGATACCCATATCGTGTGCATACAGGTAAAGAGCATTAATCTCTTTAACTGGAACACTGGCTGGCATCATTAAGTTAATAGACTGTGCTTGGTCAATGTATTCTTGACGAACAGCAGCCTGGTCTATAATAGCATGTGGATTGATTTCTGCAAATGTCTTAAACACTTCTCGTTCTTCTTGAGTTAAGAATGTTAAGTGTTGAACCGAACCATCTGCCTTTTGAATTGAATCCCACACTTCTTCTGTATCCTTTTCATAATTCTTGAGAAGTTGTTTAAGATAAGGATTCTTAATCGTTGTTTTAGATTTTGCTAAATCCTTAACGTAATAGTTAGAGAACTCAGGTTCAATAGATTGAGAGACTTGTCCCAAGATAGATGAGGAACTCTTCGTAGGAGCAATAGCCATTAAGGTTGCATTACGACGACCATATCCTTTAAGAAGTTCAGGTTCACCAAACATCTTGGCAAGTTCAGCAGATGCCTTATAAGTTTTTTCTTTTAAGGTTTTGGCAATCTCTAAGTTTTTCTTAGCGGCACTACGGCTTTCAAAAGAAAGCATATTTGATTGAAGATAGGAATGCCAACCAAGAACACCAAGACCTAAAGCACGATGTCTCATGGCGAAGTTTCTAGCACGTTTGTGATATTCCTTACCTTCAGTTTTGATAATAAACTCAGTGACTACTGTATCTAAGAAGTATGTAAGTGTTTCAATAGCATCTGTTTCTTTAATTTCGTCCCAGTGTAAGAGATTAATTGACGATAATACGCAAGTAAAAGTTTCTTCAGGGTTTGAAGGTAGTGCTATTTCTGAACACATATTACTTGCATAGATAGGCATATCTTTATCTTTATATACATCGGGTCTTCCGTTGTTCATATTATCTGTAAACAAGATATAAGGATAACCTATTTCACTTCTACGTTGTAATACCTTTGCCCATAGTTTACGAGCATGTTTATCTCCGTCTCTAACTTTTTGTAAAAATTCATCAGTGACAGTGATAGCATGGGTGAGACCTTGAATAGGATTACCCTCTGTTCCAATGTCTAAGAACTCTTCTGCATCTGGGTGTTCGATAGGTAAGTAAGCACTAAAGAAACCTCTACGAACACTTCCTTGAGAAACAACAGATGATAAAGTATCATACATTCTCATGAAATGAACTGCACCGCTTGATTCACCATTATTCTTAATGGGAGCACCACGTCCACGCAATTCACCAAAATAACCAGAAGTTCCACCTCCACCTTTCATGAGCATACCGTTTTCTGCATGTCCATATAAGATGGATTCCATGCTGTCTTCAATATATGAACCAAAGCATGAAACAGGTAATCCTCTTTCTATACCGTAGTTTGACCACACAGGTGAAGAGAGAGAAAAGAAACCTTTTCCCATATAATTATAAAACTTGTCAGCATATCCGGGAATGCCTAAGTATTCTTCTGCCTTGTCGGCAATCTGTCTAATTCTTTCTTCTGCGGTTTGTCCTTCCATAAGGTAACCACGAGATAGAAACTTTCTTGATTCTTTGTTAAGCCACTCGAATGCCATTGGTCATTCCTCCTAAAATAAGTCGTCTTCTGTAAATGATTTGGTTTTTTTAGAATATGCTGTGCTTCTCTTTACAAAGAAGTCTACGTTTTTAGTTCCCAACATTTCTTCAGCAAACCATGCTGTATCTTTTAATATCTTCTTATCGACTTCAAATATATCTTCTAAACCGATGGCTCTCATTGATTGATTGAATCTATCTTTAACAAATTCTTTTACTAATGCTTTAGGTAAGAAATCTAAGTCATTATCCCCATAAATCCAATCGACCACACCTGCTTCTGCTTGATAAGCACTCAGAGTAAGTTGTTTAAGGGCATTGATAACATCTTCTGTAAACCACTTTGGATTTTCTTTCTTTATAATATTGACTAACTCAAATCCGAATCTTGCATGGATATCCTCTTCTTTAGAGGTTGCTTCCACCGCATTTGAGATACCCTTCAAAACATTCTTGTGTTTATTAAAGGACATCATGATTAAGAACTGGGAGAATAAAGATACATTCTCTACAAACATGGAGAATAGTATTACATTTTTAAAATAGTCTCTATCTTCAACTTGATACCTAATTGCTTGGTCTAAGTATTCAATTCTTCTTTGAATGGCTGGAACGTCTAGTATATTTTTAAACTCATCATTTAAGTTCATTAATTCAAGTAAGTTGGAGTATGCATCAGCATGTCTAACTTCAGACTCTGCAAAGGTAGCACCTACACTTTGAATTTCTGGTTTTTGTAATCTATCCCCAACTTTAGCCCAGAAAGTCTTTACTTGGACTTCGATTTGAGAGATGGCTAACATAGCACGACTAACTATCTCTGCTTCTTCTTTTGATAACTTAACTTTTAAATCTTGTATATCACTTGTATAGTTAAACTCTGTATGAACCCAGTAAGAGTGTCTAATGGCATTAACATATTCTAATAAGTCAGGATATTCGTAAGGTTTTAAGTTTGCCCTCTTCTTAAAGATACTTCTTTTGTTTGTTACACGGTATCCAATATATTCTCTTGCAAGTTCGTATTGGTCACGCTTCATTAAAATGTTTTCTACAATAGTGTGAATTTCATCAACGTGAATTTTATCCTTATTGGTTGCAGCAATATCTGTAACTGCATCATTGGCAACTTGTTGAGGTAAAAGACCATAATCTTTACTACCAATACTTGCCAATGCTCTTGTGATAGCATTTTCAATTTTTTTGTAGTTTAAAACTTCTATCGTACCGTTTCTTTTTTGAACAAACATACTAAGCTTTCTCCGTAAAATATTTTATAAGTTGTTCTTTATTTTGAAAACCTAATGCACGACGGTATTTTTTACCATCCTCAAAGAAGTCAAGTGTGGGTATACTTTTTACACTATTTGCCTCTGCTAATTCTGTTTGTTCATCAACATCAACCATCTCGATGTCATAACCTTCAGATTGTAATTCCTTTAAAATTGGGGTTAACATTTTGCAGGGTGCACACCATGCAGCCTTAAAAGCGATTAATTTTCTCATATTTTTTATCTCCTTTACAATATGATATTTATGTGTTCACTATACTATACAATTTTATAAACTAATTTATACCGATAATCTGAACTCTATCATCATTACTGTTCGAATAACTAAACCAAACTCTAACACTTGTTTCGTCACCGGAGGTAAATCTCACCTCTATCATAAGGACTGAAAAAATTGTTTGATAAGTATCTCTAGATGCCATAACAGTATATGTTTTTGTTACTCCCCCAACACCTAACAGCGATAGAATTTCAGAGACAGGTATTAATGCAGTACCATATCTTAAGTTAGGTGAATTAGAAGCACTTACTGCTTGTATTAATATATACTTATATTCTGTCCAATTTTTAGAGAGTCCAGCAGAGGATAAATTAAGAATTGCACCTGTATCATTTTTTGCATTTGATGCCGTTGAATAAAGAACACCTATCAATTCCCTTGTCGGGGTTGTGGCAGTTTGAACAAATGCCGTTGTAGCAATACGTGTACTGTTATTACTTGAAGCTTGTGTAGTGGCGGTAGGATTTCCTGTAAAGTTTGGACTAGCTAGGTCAGCTTTAAGGTCTAAAGCAGTTTGTATTGCATCTGCCCTAACCAGTGCTGTAGTAGAACTAGATAAAGTTGTTTGAACTGTATACCCATTATTGAGAGCATTACCAGATATCCCATTCCAAGTTGGAACATTTCCACTTGTTGATGCAGATAATTTTTTAACTTGGGCATCATTTGTTACATTGCCTAAACCTACTTGTGTTTTTGTTACGCTGTGTGGATTGCTTGTAGAACTGATATGGGATTGTATATTAGCATTGGCAGGTTCTGCTCCAATTTGAGCGGTGGTAACACCGTGAGGATTACTTGTCGAAGATATATGTGATTGAATATTTGCGTTAGCAGGTTCTGCCCCAACCATTGAAGCAGTAATACCTGTAACAGTACCTGTAAATGCTGGAGATGCTAACGGTGCTTTCAAATCTAAGGCATCTTGTGTAGCATCACTGATAGGTTTATTGGCATCGCTGGTGTTGTCCACATTACCTAAACCTACTTTAGATTTAGAAATGGTTAACCATGATGGGTCAGAATAACTACCATTAGTATAAACACCATTTGTTACAGTAGCAGAATTTCCATCAATAGAACCTGAGATTGTTGAACTAAAAGTTTTTGTTCCTGCAATGGTTTGATTACCTGATGTATAAACACCGTTTGTTACAGTGTCTGCATTACCTGTAAGGTCACCAATAAAGTGTGTTGCATATACATTAGCATAAACTTTAGAGGAAGAACCGACAGATGATACGTTATTTAATTTTGGAGTAATACTATTTGTATTTTCAATCGTACCATCAATATTCGCAGTACCATCAAAAGATTGTCCCCAAAGAGTTCTCGCTGTTGTTAATTGTTCTGCTTGTCCTGCTACTACGGTAGATTGGTTTGCCCAGACAGGTGCAGAGGTACCACCAGCAGAAACAAGAACTTGGCTAGATGTTCCAGCAGTAATAGGAGCAAATACAGTATCAGAGGTATTTAACGTTAAATCATCATTAATTTTTGGTAAGCCTTCCACATCAGTTGCTTCAAATTTTAAAAGACTAGTTAAAGGAACTGCCCATGAAGATGGACCACCAGAAAGTATTTTTAATTCATAAACATCGCTAGCAGGTGTACGTGGTGTTTGTGTAAGGTCTAAACCCTCAAAGAAATAAGTACCACCAGTATCAACATCTAGGATTCTACCAGAAGGTTCTGTAATAAAACCAACTGTATCATTCGCACCGACAAGAGTAAAACCCTTATATTTTGTATTTGGAGCAGATGGTTCACCTTCATCAGTAATAAAAGGTATAACCTTAATAGAAGCATACACATCTGTCCATGATGCACCTGTTCCACCTACACCTAAAAATTCGGTAAGGTTAGCTTCAAAATAATATCCGTGGATATTAAATTTAATAATCTTAGTTCCGGAATTCCAATCAATAACAAAACTATCCCTTGAGGCAAGCCTATTGGTTAGGTTTGTCACATTGAACTCAGTGTTGAGTCTTGATTCAGGATTATACTTTGTTGTTCCTGAAGAGGGTCCCCTAAACGCTGATGGGAATACTTTTACTGCTGTACTTTTAATGTTTGCCATATGTTATCTCCTTATTATACAACTTGTTGTGCTTGATTTGTAATCTTCATCGTCCACGTAATCAGGATGTTTGATTTACCGTCTGATACTATGGGTTCATCTAGTAAGAAGTAAGCAATATGATTACCCCAACTTGTAGAATTTTGACTGTACAATCTTATTACATTAATCTCTGAACCTAACGATACAGATGCGAATGGTATTAAAAATTTGAATACTGCACTTGCATGGGTATCACTTTCGGTATTACTGCTTTCAATTGATACACCTGAATATGGTATAGCGTTAGTTGATATTTGAACTGCAACTGCATCTGATGCCCCATTGCCTACCATAATATATCTAGGTGTTCCACCTGAATCAAATTGACCAATTAGAGCATTAGCAAGGAATGAAAATAAAGGAAGTTTACCGTCGTTATGAGTTTTAATGGTTTTAATAACCTTTTTACCCCTAACTAATTTTATTTCAACATTTCCAATGTACCCCAATGAGGCATTTGTTTGTTTAGTAGTTTTTGTTTTTGCCATATTTTTACCTTCCTTTATTCGTTACTTGGCCACACAATGACCGTATTATCTGTTAAACCACTTGTCGCATTATTTAACTCATCAGAATCTAATGTTACTAGTCCAGGAGTTATAATGCCAATCTCTTCACCTGAATATGGTTCACTTGTTTGAATAATATCTACTGATACAGCATCAGAACCAATGGGTTGACCACTAACACTGGCAACGATAATAATGTAGTTAAAACCTGCCGGTAATACGTAATCTAACATATCTTCTAACAAGGCAACATCTCTAACTTCTTTTGGAATGTAGATTTGAACTTCTCTATTATACACTATTTCTTCACTTGTTTCAACTGATGATGAATCAATTACAACTTCAAACTTTTCTGTTATATTTTGAGCCTTTAATAAAACCCTTACACAGTCTTCAATAGATTTTTTAGTACCCTTTATCTTTAAGATACCTTTAAAGGAATTTACTAATGCTAAAAGATTTGGAATATCATACTTTCTTTTAGATTCAAATCCAACAGTTTTTGTAATTAAGTCCACTAAAGAATCATCATAGTTACTAGATAAAGGTGTATTGCCTATTGTATCCGTTCCCGTTTTGGAATGATTAAAGACAGCTTCAAAAATTCTACCAAGTAACTGGAAGTCTCTTGATTCGTTATAATAATAA